ACGCCTTACGAAACGTATCATCGGCTAGGGCTTTTTTATATCGTCTTCCGATTCCATACCTAAGCCGGATAGCTCGTTTATTACGGTCGCGAGTTTATCTACCGGCGCGGTATTATGCGTTAAGAGCAAGTCCCTGTCGGTTTCTTTAAACAACTTCTGTTTAGTATCGGGGTCGTACGCGCCAAGTATAACCGTATCTACTGCGGTTTGCTTACTTGTCATCTGGCCGCTAACCCTAAACGTTGCGAGTTTGGATAGCGCCGCACGCTCTAACCCAGTTAAGTTACGGCAGAGTACATTACCCCAACCCCACTCGCTCACGTCGACTATCTCCTCGCGCGTATCGTTCGCATTAAGAATTCTGTCCCGTAGCGCCATATTGGGCACTACCTTATCTCCATCTTCTTTTACCAAAGAATATCGCTTCCTACCATCTAACAATAGATGATTACAAACTAAGATCAAGCCGTCGATATTAACGTACAGACGCGTCCTTCTAGGTCTGCGCATCCCTGAAACGAAACCGTTTCTTCTTCCATATTATCAACCGCTAACGCTATCTTTTCAGTAGCAACTTTAACCCACGCAAGCATTTCCCAGTGTGCAGTCATATAAAACCGCAGAGCGAAAACGGTATCGTCGGTTAAATGATCTAGGAAATACGGGGGATCGGGTACTGTCTCTACGGCAAACGTTGCCGCGCTATCGGGAGTAAAGAACGCCCCAATACTGCCGGTAAGTTCTCTAAGTACCTGCGCGTTTGATACATACGGCCCTGCCGCGCAACTCATAACCGTCGTGTCTACAAGTTTCGGTTTAACGCCAATACTAAAGTCCTTAGCGTATAACATCGGTTGCATCTCGAGCCATTGGCCACCGGTCATAGTTAACGCTCCCGCGCCCTGGTCAGTCCCGTATGTAACGGTGCCCGCTAAGCGGTTTACGGTAAACTTATTCGCGCCCGGTGGAGTAAACGGTACGTATGTGTTCGCACTCGACGTTGTAACGGCGACGGTTGGATGCATAACGCGGTGTGCTGCGGCAGTTATCTGATAGATTGTATCGGACGGCGAGTTTGTATCTGTTAATTCTTCTGCTGCGTAAGCGGTGCCCGCTCCACTAATGTATAAACACGCGTGATGGCCTGGCGTAACTACTGCTGCCATTTTACATCACACCCGTTTATGCGAACGTAACGTCACTACGTGCTACCAGTTCGTAAGTTACTTCGATTATCCCGTCGGCTTTCATATTTATGCCGATGTTACCTACTGATACGTTAGCTTGAACAAAATATGTCGGCGTTGGTCCGAACCCTACTTTTACATAAAGCGTATCGGTAGGGGTTAGGTACTCCGCCCAAATGATATGCTGTCCGCCGGTTGCTGAACCGTCTGCGCGATCCAAGAAGCCCTTTAACGTTATTTTAAGGTCTTTAAAAACCTGTTTATTTTGTATAAACGTCGGCGGTGTCGTACAATTAAACGACGTAACGTCTACGTTTTTACCATCTAATGAAACATCTATATTGTTGATCCAGTTAACGCATACCGTAGGGGGGTCGGCCCTCTCTGCGAAAATATCTATTACGCTTGCTGGATACATTCCTGCGTCTACCATTTTTCCATTTACCTCTTTATTTTATTTCGATTAATCAGCGCCGTGCGTTATCGTCCCGGTGCTATCTGCGCTAAATTTAAATTCGACCATTCCTTGCGGTTTTGTACTAATTGTAAAATCGGAAACCATAACCTGTGTATTAACGAAGTAATCGTCTGCGCTCGCGCCGTAACGGAGTTTAAACCATAATGCCGTTCCGCTTACCGCGTTATTCATTATGTGTGTTTGTCCGGTTGCGTCGTTGTAATAATCGAAGAACCCCCCGCCGGAAAACTTGGCGCTTTGTAACGCCTGCAAACGTGATATCCACGTATCCCCGAAGTCGGTTACTTCGGTTAAGTCCGATTGCTCTTCAACGCTTAGGTCGTTTAGTAACGATACCGCCGTATTTGGTCCGGTTGTAGTTCCCGCGTATAATATAGTATTTGTTGTTGGATCTGGTGCTGCTACCATATTTCTTTAATCACTTCTCCTTTGTCTGCTCGCTCAAGATTCTAACTCTGCATAACGTAAAATGTAAAATACATAACGCCGTGCCAATGAATCATATCGGGGTCGCGCATGTCGGTCGTCATAGTATTTTCCGTTACTATGTGGTCATAACCACTTACGGTCAAATCCTGGTGGTCTAGTAGGTCGTTTATATGCGCCGCGATCTCCTTAGTTTCTTTACTGCCCCGATATGTTGACCAGATATGAACCGTGAACGTTACCCGCTGCCCCGCCTGTATATCAGTACAACCGAAACAATCGAATGGTACTTCCGTTGGCGTGGTAACTTGGATATATGGCTTCGTGGGGTTCTCGGGAACCCAATCATATACTCTATCTTCTGCGTGCGCGTGTAGGTCAGCGTCGCCGGTTAGCGCTGTAATTATTGCGTATTGTATCGGGAGTAATGACGAAGAGCGCGCGAATACCATATTAAAGACCCATCTCCGCTTTGAGTTTTGCTTTAATATGTGATACCGCTGCGTCGCGTGATGACTCAAATCCTGGTTTCATAAAGGGGGTTCCGCTCTGGTTTTTCGTGCCAAACTCTTGATACATTGCATAATCTACATGGGGTGCTACTATCACCGTATTCTCGCCTTGCGCTTCCGTATTTATTGAACTACGTAAACGACCTGTATCAACGGGTGCGAAACCTTTAGCCGCGGTTTCAATCAGTTTACCGCCTTCCATTAACGCAGCCTGTAACCCAGGACCCGATGCCTTTGTAATAATCGCCTGTATCTTGCTATCAAATTCTGCCTGTCCTTCAAGGGTTATATTAATATTCACTTCATGCTCTCCGTGTTGAACATTATACAGCGCCTTCCCGTTCCTTACACGCGATAACTAAATACTGGTGCTTATTTTCCACGTCGATAACGTCGGTTATATCCCACGCCCTACTTCCCAATTTAATTATACTTTTAGGTGTAACGATTATATCTGAGCGATACCACGTCGTTATAGTCCAATCCGCCTCGGTCGCCTGCCCACCCGCGCGCCATTGTTCACCGCCTGATAGTTTCTCGACTGCCGCATACGCGCTACCTAAAGATACTTCGGCGGTAGTTATTCCACCATAGGTATCTACCGTTTCGGTTACGGAGTAAAACGTTATCCTTTCACGGAATTGGTTAAAGGGCACGGGGGTGGTAAGCTTCAAAGATATATCACCTGGTAACTCTTGAGCCGGTCTTTTACCTTAGCCGGTAGTTCGCCTACTTCGCCGCTGTTGAAATATATAGCGGCGGCTTCGGTTATTGCCATCTTAATATCGGCGGGTACGTCTGTCGCTGCGGCACCGTAACCCGCTATAAATTCTATAAGCATACCATTACGCTCGCGCGTGTAATTCCATGTATAACCGGGGTTTAGGTATATACGCCCTGGTTCGCTGTAGGTATCTACTGTATACGACGCCGCATCCTGCGCTGTGGGCGCCCCTGCATCGTTGTATGTTAGTATCTTGGCGCTTTGTAATGGCGGCCTCGGTATCTTTATCTCATCGCTAATCTCGCGCGAATCAAGCATTAAATACCACGTTTGCGTTAAGAACGCGCGCCTAGTGTAGGTTTCCGCCTGTAGCCGCGCCATAGTTGCGTAGTTGGATAGGGTGGTATTATACGCGGTAGAATCTAAGCGAAGATATGCCTGTACGTCAGTATTAAGGACAGGTTCGGGCGATGGCGCAGTTTTTAACTTGAGCATTTAAACCACCAAGTAAGTATCATTCGCCGTTAGCGTGAGCGTCCCATCTTCTATTATCTCCTGTACTCCCGCCAGCGTTATACGCAACTGCCATTGATATTGCATAATCGCTAGTGCGCCGGTATCTACGGGTAAAAGGTGAACGTTAACGAGGCTATTAGTGCCGCCAGTTATTGATATGCCGCCATCGCTCGAGCGTTTTATAAGCGTTGGCGCTACTCCGTGCGCGGTTACGGCGGTGAATATAACCGTTGCGCCGGTTAGGTCTTTTGCGGTTATTGTTACTTTAATATCATGCGTCGTGCCGCGCGGAATTGTTACTGCTAAATTCATTTTATGTTTGCCTCATCGTTACAAACCACACCATATAACTGTAAAATCTGTATGGCCTAAGTCGGCCCATACTTCCGTTGAAGTAGTTTCTACTACAGTAGGCCATACTACCGTTACGTCCGGCGGTTGCGGACAGGCGCTTTCTAGTGTAACCGCTGTGTTATCTAACCACGATTCAGTAGAAGCGGTAAAATCGATGGATACCCCTGTCGAAGTAGTTTCGATACTCGGGCATACTGTCGATACTGTTACATCGCAACCTTCAGATTCATACGCAATAAACAGCGCCGCCATAGTCACGTCGCCGGGATGTGAATGAGATATTGATACCTCGGGATAAAACATATCCATATCAAACGGCCCGATTATTAGTTCACTATTATGAGATAACAATACATGGAAAATACTTAGATGCGTGCAAAACGACCCCGCAACTATCATATCATCGTCGATAGCGCCATCGTTGTAGAAATGTAGAAAGGTAGTAGGGCATAATGGGATTACATCGCGGCATCCGGTGACGGGTGCATAGGTGGATACGCCGAGAGCCATATCCTGGGGGGTTATCATGGCGGTCACGCTGACGCCTCCACCTTTAAAATTGATATATATAAGTTTGTATTATCATATTCAATGGTAGGTAACGCGCCATAAGTATCGAGGGGGTATGGGCCTATAAACGTACCGCGATCCTGTGATAATGGTAAGGAATAATGTTTATGGGTTAGGGGGTCAAGCGACGAGGTTACGACTATATCGTGCGTAGATGCGGTGCCGTTATCTTTTAGAAGTATTAGTTCTTTGCCAGTGTTGGCGAACGTATCAGGGGGTTTTACCATTTCATGCGTGCAGGCCGAAGCCCCCGAATAACGGGGTTGGATACCTAACTGAGACATATCATAAACATTTTTCGAGTCATAGTGTAACGATTGCCAAAACTTTGCCTGGTCGATAATTGGCATCCCTGACCCGATCGGATCCGCGATCATCATCTGCATGATAAGTGGGCCTAGTGCGTTTTTAATTTTTAGAATTTCGGTTGTCGCTCGTTGCTGCTGCTCCGCGGCTGAGAGTTGCGCACCCCCATAATAATAATAACCCCAACATATAGCATCGGGATTAATCACCGAAATTATACCAAGGGGGATATCGGGGGAATTCGCTTGTATCCATTCGCCCGCTCGGATCGCGTAACTTGCTTCCGTAAGCCAAAATACTTGGAGTAATACTTCGTCCACCCATTCGAGTCGCGTATTTAGATCGCTACATTCGGGGAATGCGAACCACGCCGGAGGGGTGGGGGTAACATCGGCAGGATCGGGGGCGGGGTATGTATTATTTAGGGCCGGATCCCACCCCGGCTGTGCCCAATAGGTGAAAAGGTAGTCGGTTATGGTGCGGTTTGTGCGCCCGCGCAGCCATTCTGCTGCGGCGTCGTAACCTGATTCATAGTCGTACCCGTCAAACCATGAACCTTCTTTTTCAAGCAGGCGGATACTATCACCATATATTGAATCGTAGTTGTCGGTGGTCAAAGACGAGCTGATAAGCTCCCCATCGTAATAAGAGAAAGGAACTTCTAAGTCTAATCGCACTTTAACCCCGGCGTCTGCGAATGGTTGCATGCCTGCAATCCAATCATCCATATCCCCCTCAACAACGTTATTCCCGACGCTGCAAACATAGGTTATATCATTCTCGGCCATGTACTGTATAGTTTCACCGACGTAAAACAATCCAATCGCCCCCGAGAATATCCTAATTGCCATGTTACTTTTTTATCCAATATACATCAAACGTGAACCAATATTGGCCGTTGTGTCCACCTGCAAGTCTATATATGAACAAAACATCCCTGCCATTACACCATACAGCCACGCACCACCGTGCATGATAGTATTATTATTTCCTGCGTGATGGAAATGTTCGTCATTTACCAGTGTGGCGTTTGTTCCGCCAGTAACTGACGGAAGGAAGGTGTAGTCGCATGTCGGAACCGTGTTAACAAGGTCGCTAATATACCCGTCCGTTGCAGGGAGTGTTATCCCGCTACTAGCATAAGGGTCTGTTATTAGCGCGGTCGTGAAATCGTGGTCGGCAATGTAAACCACATAATTGCTTATATTGATCCCGTCTAAAGTGCGCCACAAATTCCCATAAAAATTTTCTATTCCGCGGTAGCTCATCGCATCGCCAGTCGTTGCTCCGGAATCCGGCACATGGTCAAACGTGTGGGGTACGGATCCGCTTGCGTTACCTAGTGCTGACGTGTGACCGGTATTAGACGCTTGGTTGTGGTTAGCGTCGTTGTGCATGTTCGTTATTCCCGCACTTAATACCGTTTGTGATTTGAAGTCACCATATTCAACTAAATATAACAGTTGTACCGCGCACGTTGTTAAAAAGTCCTGTTGTTCCCAATAATTAGCCGTCGTGCCGGTCGCGTCTTTGCGTAACCGTGCAGCCGTTCTAAATTGGGTCATCGTTTGCGACGCTGTAGGTTGTACACCTGCTTTAGACTCTAATTTTGTAGCGTTTACATATCCCTCATACGCGCTTAAGTAAATATAATTTTTAGTTACACTATCACGTACAAATGCGGGGTGTACATTCCACGTTAAATTAGCACCATTTACTGAATTTCTAACGGTTTCTGTTCCCGTGTCACTGATAAACCACCTAAATACTTCGTTCGGCGATGTACCTGTATGGTCTGTAGCATACCAAAACTTAGGTATCTGAGCCATACACTGACCCATATTGGCTACGTCAGTATCTGTATAACACCTGTCGCCGTAATAAGCGGTTGGGGTTCCGTCATCCCATAGGTTACAGCGCCGCATACCCGACCACGGTGCGTTAGCGCTCGCCTGAGCTACTGCCGCCACCGTTTCGGCATTAGTCGGTGATGTAACCGCTAGGTGTGAAAAGGCGTTTTGCGTTGCGCCGCCGGCGGTTGCCGCGCACGTTGGGCGCACGTAAACGTCGGTCGCCTGCGTCCACTGTAAACCAAATACTGTCATTATCTTGTACTCCTATATCGCCGGATATTGCCTACCCACATACCGAAGCGACATACAATCGACGCGGGGTATAAACGCCGCGTTTAACTGTGAACGCATCTGCGGTTGTATTCCCGTCGGTTTACTCGCTGCCGGCCTGTAAGCGCTCAATTACACCACACTCGTCGGCGTAATATCTATCCTATTAATCGTTACGTTCGCTATCGAAGCTACCAAAATAGCCACGTAAGCGCTGTTAACTGTTAAGTTGAATAACTGCCTATATGACTGCCCTACCGCCTGCGAGATACCTACCGTTATAGGCGCCCCTACATGGTAGTTAGTACCCTGAGCATCGTTTAAGAAGAACGGTATTAATACAAGCGATGGCGCTGTAGCTGAATAAACAGAAGTACAAGACGCGTCTATGTAAACGTCAACGTTGTTGTATCCTGCGCAATTAACTGGTGTTATCGTGCCAAGTGTGTAAGCGTTAGACTGTAAGAAGCGCTGTTGCGTTGTAGCTACACCCGTACCAACTATACCTATATCACACGTCCACGCGGCACCGCCTGCGCCTGCTACTAGCGGGGTTTCTACTACGGCGAAGTCATAGCATCGCGCCGTAGCTCCGGCTGCTAATTGCGCGGCTGTAAACGAGCATACGTGTTTAGGTGCTGCGTCAGTAGAAAAGAATATTTCATACACTACGTCAGCGCCAGTTATCCTGAAAGCGGCAGGTATTGTTATACGGACTGAATCGTTAAGGACCGCTAGTTGCGTTGTGATAGCAGAAGCCATAGTCATCCCCGCGCCGTTGCGTATCACATACGCTGCGAAATGGTTAGCCGCCGCTAGTGCACCCTCTGCTATTGTGCTATCTGCGGTCGTGGGTAGCGTTGGCGCTGTAGATGTAGCACCTAGTAAATCAGGGGATGTGAGCGATGAGCGGTGCGCGGTCCCACTCCCGCGTTTAATTGCGCTTGTCTTTATAGACATACTTTTTTTACCCTCCTAAAAAGGTAAAAACGGGGATTTAAAAAAATAAACCCCGTTTAATCGTTTTATAGGTGTGCAGGTTCGCGTCTTTGGTGCGTTGTTATAAAGTAGACACCAAAGATAGCGTCCACCGTGCCCGCACTCGCGTTCAAGCGTAGATATCGTGCGCTGCCCGAATACTGGAACAGATATGCGGTTGCTACTGCCATAGTCGGACCTAGAACCGGACCAACGATAGCTGTCGTAGCATCGCCCCCCACAGTCATAACGCGGCATTCTGCGGTTGCTACGTTCGCGTTCGCAGTCGTGGTCGCTGCCGTGTCCGACTGTAGATTAAATACGAAATCGGTAGCGCCTGACGTCCCCATAACGACCAAAAACATAGCGCCTTCCGCCCCTGCGGTATCGCAGTTTGTAGTCGTAAACGATGTATTAAATTCAGCCGCATCCGACCGAACAATAGGCGCAAATACCTGCGTAATATGCATCTCGTGCAATGCGTCTTTCATAACCATATTATTATTTCTCCTTTTTTATTATTGTTAAATCTCATAGAGCTATTAACCCCATACCAACGGTGCGCGTTTTCTAAACTTTAGAACCGTAAGCGCCATCGTATTAGTTTTAGTTCCGCTGATACACTGTAGACGTACCCACTGAGCGCGACCGGTATAAACGAACACATACGTATAATGCTCGTCTGTGCTATTAGTCATCGTTAGAACGCCCGCAGATATTTTAGTATCTACGAACGCCGTACCATCTTGGCTAATACCGTGTACTATCATGTCGCCATCTACTACTGCCGTACCCGCGTCGGTAACTGATACGTCGCTTTCATACAACTGCATTACCCAGTCCGGCGTAGCGCCGTCATTGGCAACCGTGAGTATAAAGGCAGTAGCCTTATACCCCGCTGTGGCGATACTCGTCGTTGTATGGGCGGCGTTAAATCCCGCCGCCTGTACGCACGACGTAGGCATTATCTTATTCTCTATAGTGCCCGCGCCTAGGTTTTTTAAGAACGTTTTAGCTGTCATTTTTACCCATCCTATTAATTTTATAAGACGGATAACCTATGCGCTAACATTCATTACTACAAACGCGTTGTCGTCAACGACTTGCCCGCCGATACCGAGGCGTTCAACAAAGAGGTCTATGAGGTTGCTAGTCTTATGTGTGTATTCATCCCGGATACTGACCATACCTGGAATGTCTACTATCTGGTAGGCTGCACGCATATCACCGTAAATAATCGGTATGTTCGTTGCCGTGAATGTTGAAGGCGGTGTTGTAACCGTGGCCATATCTGGCATATAGTATATAGGTTTACCAAATAGTCTGTCGGGTGCGCCTAGCGTAACGTTCTCTTCGAGCACATAACGCCCCATACCGTCGGTTAATCTCCGCAGCACGCTCTTGGTTGTGCGATGCATTAACCAGCACGCATTAGCCTGGAACTTTTCGTTTAGCTTATCCTGCATGGCGATAAGGCCGTCAAGATCTGGTATAGAAGTAGCGCCGCCTGAGTGCTCGTGTCTCGCTGCCGTGTTAGCCGCGACGTGAACCGCCCCGCGCGTAACCAAACCCTCTGGTTGCCCTACACCGGAACCCGTCATAAACGCAGTGCCCTCGAGAGACGCCATATATTCGGCAATCTTTCGCTGGTGCCAGCCCTCTATGTCAAAAGATGCCTGTTGTGCCATCTTTCGTGTGATGAACACCAGGCTGTACATCGGGTGGGTTGGAATCTTCTGAAGGTTCCACGTCTGCGGACCGAGTTCGGTCTTGGTGCCTTCTTCTGATGTCCACGCAGCAAGAACCGAGCCTACCTCTGAGATCATCTCGAGGGTATCGCCTACTGTCAGGGTTTCAACACTTGCGAGTTGTCTGAACGGACTAAGCGCTAATATTGCCTCGATAATCTTCGCTGACCGTGTCGGGGGCATAAAATACCCGCCTGTAGTCAACATAAGAGAGCTAATCGTCTTAACGTATTCGGGCTCGAAGTCCTTCATCTGGTCGATATAGTAATCCTGGTCGTATGTCTGTCCGGACTTGATAAAGCGGACGTATTTCTTATCCCACTCGTTGATTATGTCCTTCTCGGAGTTGGGCGCTACGATACCCGCTTCGGGTGTGTTAAGTTTCGTTTCTAATCCATCTATGCGTTCTTGCATAGTTTTATATTGAGCGTTAATCGGCTCGAATTTAGCGTTAAAGGTTGTTATACCCTTTTCTAAATCTTCGAGGTATTGCTCTACGCTCTTAGTTTCTGTATCTTCTGCCATTATATCGTAATCTCCTTAGTTAGTTGCTTTAATTTGTTAATCAGTAAATCGTTAGTTTCTACGTGTTTAGCGGGTTTAGCTGCCACCGCTGGTGCTTTGGGCGTCGCCGCTGCCGGTGCCGCCTCTTCTTTAGGCGGAACTGCCCGCCCCAATACTGCATCGCAGTATTCTATAGCCGTCGATAAATTAGCGCGTAACGCCGTTATATCCTGCGCGTTCACGTTGGATAGCATGCGGCCCGCTTTGGTTTCGTCCGGTTCTTCTAATGAAGGTTCTCCGTGGTGAACATCGTTACTTTTAACCTCAACGGTCGTAGCGTATTCATTCGCCGGGTAGGTTACATCGCTAATTTCGCGTAAATCGACTTCACCTAGGTGTTTAACCCCGTCGTCGTCCGTGTAATTCTTTTCTTTAACTTCGTTATATCCGATACTAAAACTATCAACGTCGCCGTGTTTAACCGCGTAATACGCGTCTTTACCCCACGACGTTCTAAGGTTATATTGCGTTTCGAGTAGCAGCCCTTTGTTATCCTCCGTTATGGATATGAGCTTACCCACGGGCATCTTATGGTCGTGTTGCCATACGCGGCGTATCTTACGCCTGCCTATCGCTTTAACGAACGCCCCTGCGTCTACGACTTCGCCGACTTCATCGACTACGCCGAATACTGAGCCATACGATTTAACGTAGCCCGTCTCGTCGTTAGTCTCTATAACCTTAATCGGTACGTCTTTAGTAAATTCGGGTTTAGTTATTCGTGGTATGAATAACACCTCCGTTCAAATAGTAAAAAAATAGATGCTTCTAT